AAGGGAAGTTGAGCAGTGCCAGTGGGCTATGAATAGCCGCGCCCAGAATTACAACCTAAAATTGCAATCACAACTTTAAGAGGTGACACCATGAGAGAAGATATAAAAGATCTAATGTTAAACAACGTGCAGACTGATGATGTTTTTGCTGACAGTGGCGAACTATACGAGCACCTAGACTACAGCGGGGGAGTCCATGAGATTATTGATTCGTCTATTAATGTTTATTATTACGACCTCCGCAAGTGGGCTGTTGATAATTACGGATATATTGAAGAGGCTATGGAAGAGGGGTTTTGTGAGGGTGTTACAGACTTTCACGCCCTTATTCAAGCTGGTCAGTATGTAGCCCTATACGCTGAAGCTGTTGAACTGGTTGAAGTGTTGTTCCAAGAGCATAACGGCAAACTGTTTAATGCAAAGGAGGTGGCAGAATGAACTATCCACAGACAGACAACTGCTGTAATCGAATGGGGTGGGATGAATACACGGCTGAAGCGGGTGAATATGATCTGCACTTCAGTACCGCCCCTAATACCGATCTGGATGGCACTTTTAAGGCTTTCTGCCATGACAATCAAGAAATCATAGCAATCAACGGGTGGATGCTTTCAGGCGTTGCGGAGGTGGCAGAATGATTAAGCAAAAATATACGTATTATGATTTTCCTGCTTGGGCGATGAGTGCGCTCATTAATAATGACTATTCAAGCCTAGAAGAAAAAGACAGCCTTCTGGTTGATAGTTTCCTCAGTGATCATGTTGATGTTGTCTCATGGGATTATGAGTCAGAAACTTTAGATTATGGCAATTTTAAAAACTATCCATTATTTGGACTTGCATCAGATTGTTGCACCATTCACGGATATATTAAGGAGGTAGCAGAATGAACCACAGAGAAAGCTAAACCAACAAGCCCCGTTCAGGGGCTTTTTTTATGCCCTCAGATTATTCCGCATATAACCTAATAGCATTAGAAGTTGTTTACTTATAGCTTTATAATGCATCCCCTCAATAACCCCCCTTTTAACTTTTTAGCCTTTGCGGAGATTAATCATCTAATGGTTTACTGGTGCGCCTTTGTTTTATTCATGTTAACAGCTATCGCAGTCGATGATCTGCCTCGACCAACGGGTCATCGAGGGGTTGACTCACAGGCTAAGGCTAAATACACAGGCTACTCACAGGCTAAGCGCACCGAGCCTGTGAGCTGTACCCCGCATAGAACCTCATAATTTTAGCAACTCACAGGCTACACAGGCTTTTTTTTACTTTATAAGGAAAATATATATATAGGCTTAAAAGCTGTGAGGTTGACCAAAAAGTTCCCCAACCGATTTTGTTATTTTTGCCTGTGTAGCCTGTGAGTAAGCCGTAAGCCATTGATTTCATTACATATTTACTCACAGGCTAATTTTCCGAGCCTGTGAGTAGATTGAGCCTGCGAGCCTGTAGCCCAGTGAGGGTAAGGCTTTGAGGTACTCACAGGCTCCGAGATTTAGCCTGTGAGTCAACCAAAGAGAGGATACACAACCAAGCGTTGAGCCTTTGCGGTATAATTCAGATCATTAACTGTTATCGATAGGAGCAGAACATTGGGCAACAAGATCGAGATTGATTACGACAAGCTGTATCAGCTTGCTTCAATTGGCTTGTCAGAGGCGCAAATAGCCACCTCGATGGGGATTTCAGAGTCAACTATTGCGAGGCGTAAACGGGACGATGATAGGTTTGACAGCACCTTAAAGGCGGGGAAGCAGGCAGGCATCACCGAGGTGACGAACTCCCTGTTCCAATCCGCAACGGGCGAGAAGCCCAACACATCAGCGCAGATATTCTTTCTGAAGAACCGAGCAGGGTGGCGGGATAGAACCGAGGTGGACGCTAACCTCAACGGCTCTGTGGTTGTTGAACATGATATAGAACAAGCCCTCAAAGCCTTGAAGGACGCAGGCGTTGACCCTGATAAGTTGTGATGCGTCCCATACCTGATAGGGACGATTGCCTTATAAATCAATGACTTACAGGCTAATGGTGTCACTTTTTAACTTTTTAGGCTGTGGGGGTGGGGGTCAAACCTGAAAAAACCGCCTCGCAAAAACGGGACTCCCGCCATATACAGTACGGGGGCATATATAGAGATACACATAGAGGGCAAAAAATGCCGTTATATAAAAAATCAAAAGCACAGGACGGCTTACAGGGCGTAGCTTCTGATTCCGAAGGCGCACTGTTTCAGTTGATGAGCGATGGTAGGAAAAACGCAGTCACAGGCGCACTGGATGAAAAGGCAATGTATCCAGACAGGCTCCTACTTCAAACGCACCCCTCAGAGATGTCTAGCAGAATGCTTGATGCGGCACAGGTTCGTATCAATGAAGATCCAGAGTTTGCTGAGGCGTACAGAAATTCAACAGATTATGTACCTAACCCCTTAAAAGCTTTGAAGCGATTAGGTGAAAGAGCCTTGTCATCGACTGGATTAGCGGGGTCGTTCTTGTTTTGACAGAAAAAGCTACTAAAAAAGCGGTTCGCAAAAAGGACGGTCTGTCCCTGAGCGAAGACCAAAAAAATAAGGCGGAAAAAATAGCTGAAGCTATCCGTGTTGTAAAACTGCACAAAGCGCAAAACCGTCTCCAGTATTGGGAGCCATACGGTTGGCAGAAAAAGTTTTACAAGGCGGGGACTGACAACAAGCAAAGAATGCTTATGGCGGCAAACCGCGTAGGCAAAACTGCTAGTCAGGCGGCAGAGGTAGCGTTCCACCTCACAGGCTTATACCCAGATTGGTGGGAAGGCATACGATTCACGCGACCTACAAAGATATGGTGTTTGGGGGTTTCGGGTGAGCAGTTGCGGGATGTAATTGTTAAGGAGTTGATGGGCATCTACCTCGGTGAGGGTAAGTTCGATGGCTCAGGTCTTATACCGCAAAACAAAATTTTCCAAGTGACCCCCGCTATGGGGACACCACGCTTGCCGAGGGATGTAGCAGTACACCATACGGCGGGGAATACAAGTCTTGTAAGTTTTAAAAGTTACACACAGGGACAGCACGTTCTTATGGGTAGTTCGCAAGACTATATATGGATCGATGAGGAGCCAACCGACCCCACAATATACCCACAATGTCTAACGCGAACAGCGACTGGTAATGATGGTAAGGGCGGCTACCTTGTCGGTACTTTGACCCCAGAGAACGGGATGACTGAGTTAGTGTCCCAGTTCATGGACAAGCCTAATAAGGGTCAGTACCTACAGAACGTAACGTGGAACGATGCTCCACACATTACGGACGAGACGAAAGCGCAGTTATTAGAGGCGATTCCTGAGTATCAGCGTGATATGCGCTCGAAGGGTATACCCGTGTTGGGTGAAGGGATGGTATTCCCGATAGCGGAAGAGGTTGTTAAGTGTGAGCCGTTTGAGATTCCTGCTCACTACAAGAAGTTGGCGGCTGTGGACTTTGGGATTACGCACCCGACTACCTGTGTTTGGACAGCATACAACCCAGACAACGACACGATCTATGTGTACGACTGCTACAAGAAAGAGGGTGAAGTACCCGCCGTACACGCAACTGTTATTAAGAGTAGAGGCAAGGATATACCTGTTATCTACCCGCATGATGGGGATAACACAGAGAAAGGTTCAGGAAAGACACTGGCTGAGATGTATACCGAGGCGGGTGTGTTGATGATAGGTAGATTCACCAACCCAGACGGCACTAACTATGTCGAGCCTGCGTTGATGGAGATGTTAGAACGGTTCAGAACTGGGCGGCTTCAGGTGTTCAGCAATTTGGTTCCGTGGTTTGAGGAGTTTCGGCGATACCACCGAAAGAAAGGGAAAATTCACAAAGAGTTTGATGATTTGATGGATGCAACGCGCTATTCAGCGATAAGCGTTACACGCTTTGGTCAGAACATGGCAGAGCGTAACCAACTAACCAATGGACAATCAGGATACCAGAGTAATGAATATAGCTTCTGAGATAGATGAGAAAGAACTACTAGCCTCACTTGAGAAAAACATTAACGCCTCAGACTCATACGCTGAGAGCGAGATAGGTTATCAACGAGACAAGGGTCATCGTTACTACTACGGTCAGCCACTGGGTAATGAGCGTAAAGGTCGTAGCCAACACGTTTCGATGGACGTTTTTGACGCAGTCGAGTCGGTCAAGAGCCTACTTATGGAAACCTTCTCCGCTGACCGCAACGTGTGTAGGTTCGACCCTCAAACCTCAGAGGATTTTGTGCCTGCTAAGATGGCAACGGCACTCGCTAACTACATCTTCTATCGAGAAAACAAAGGCTCAAAAATTCTGCACGATGTGATCCATGATGCACTGATCGCTAAGACGGGTATCGTCAAGAGATACTATAAAGACTATTACGAGTATGAGGAAGAAACATTTGAGGGTATAGATGAAGCCAGTTTCAACATGATTGCTTCAGACCCGAATGTGACGCTGACTGAATACGCTGAGAACCAACAGATGGGGCAGATACAAGACCCGCAGACAGGTCAGATTGTTGATGTGCCTCAGCTGACGTACAGCGGTGAGATTGTTCGTAAGATTGATAAGAGTAAAATCTGTATAGAAGTTATCCCACCTGAAGATTTCCTAGTTACCCCTCGTGCGACTGATGAAGACGATGCTGATTTCTGTTCGCACCGCACAAGCAGAACGCGAGGTGAGTTGTTAGCCGAAGGGTACTCGCAAGAGTTAGTAGATAAGTTAGATGAAGATCATGGTCTGCATGAGGATGGATCGCTAGGTCGTGATTCTGTAGATGGGTATAGACACGATGACGATGCCGATGGCGACCATGACCGTGGGTATGTAACTGTCTATGAATCTTACCTGAAGAAGTATCGTGAAGACTTACAGAAGTGTGTAATCCTGAAAGTGCTTCACAGCCGCAGAGCCTTGTTGGATGTAGAGATCGTTAGTTCAAAACCGTTCCGTTATTTTACGCCGTTCCCATTACCTCACCGCTTCCACGGGATGAGCCTTGCAGAAGTGTTGTTCGACATCCAGAAAACACAGTCTAGCTTGAAGCGAGGCGTTGTAGACCATACGTTTATGACTAACACCTCACGCTTTGTAGCTAACCTGTCGTTGGTTAAGAACCCACGCGACCTATTAGATAACAGAGTAGGGGCGGTGATTGATGTTAACAGTCCTAACCCTGAGTCTGTTGTACGACCAATGCCAATGCCTAACCTCTCAGGCACAGTCTTCCAAGCGATTGAGAACCTAGAGACTGAGAAGGAAGCGCGAAGTGGTATGAGCCGTATGGCGCGGGGCATGGACAGCACAGTTGTTAGTAAGCAAAACAGTTCCGATCTTATTACCCAGTTTATGAATGCTTCAAACCGCAGAATCATGGTGATGGCGCGTAATCTGGCTGAAAACTTCCTCAAACCGCTAATGCACGACATTTATGAGTTGGCGATTGAGAACGAGAGTCAGGACAAGCTAATCGAGTTGGATGGTCAGTTTATCCCAGTAAATCCATCAATGATGGGTTCACGCTCAGAGATGTCGGTAGCGGTAGCCCTTACACCTGAAGAGCAGGCGCAAGAGGCTCAAATGCTGTTAAGCCTAGATTCTCAATTCACAATGAATCCACAAGACCCATCGTTGGGTGGTATGTATGGCGCACCACAACGTCACGCAATGCTCAGTAGAGCCTTTGAGTTGCTCAACATCAAGGCGAGTGACACGTTCTTGTTTGATCCCAACAGTCCACAGTTTCAGCAAATGCAACAGCAACAACAGCAGGCGCAACAGCAGGCTGAACAAGAAGCTAAGTTGCAGGCTCAACAGCAGGCTGAGTTCAATGCGGACATCACGGCGAGACAGGTTGCAGTTATGGAAGGTCAGCTTGAGTTGGATGTGTTGAAAGAGCATCAGCGAATGGTGTTTGAGACTCAGAAGCAAGAACACGTTGAGGAAGAGAAAGACAGCAGACTTCTAATGGACGTTGAGAAACAAAACCACGACATCGATATGGATGTTAAAGAGTTAGAGGTTGAGAAACAACAAAAACGCAACGTATCAATAGGATGATAAATGGATGATTCACTAGCGATCTACGCCTATCTAAAAAAGATAAAAGAGCGAAAAGATCAATTAAATAAAAATGCTAAAGATTTTTACCAAGCGTATGCACAGTCTAAAAGTCAAAAGTCGAAAAAAGAAACGGTGACACTGAAAGTTTCTCATAAGAAACGGACAGGTCGTAGAAGACAAAAACTAACCACATAGTGGAGTTTAAAATGAGTGAGCAAGATTTTCAAGAAGTAGCCAACGATGCAATAGCCGCAACTGAGATGTTGCATAGCGAAGTTTTTAATAAGGCGTTTGAAGAAATGAATCGTCAGATTATTGAGCAGATTATGGCAACGCCACCAGAAGCGGAAAAAGAACGTGAACGCCTGTACTCGATGTTTAAGGCAGGGCAAATGTTTGTACAACAATTTGCTGGGCTGATAAACAACTTCGAGTTGGCAAAACAACAAAAAGAAGTGTAAAATAGGAGAAATATCTGATGTCAGAAGAGCAAACCGCAAGTACGGACTCAACTGTAGTCGATAACAACGATATTATCGCTAGACTGACGGCTGTACTGGAGTCCCCTGAAGACCAAACCGAAGAGCCAAAAGAAGAGCAAGATGTAGTAGAAGCAGAGCATGATGCTGAAACTACTGACGAAGTGATCGAAGAGTCACAGGATGAGTTTGAAGAAGAAGCTGAAGTAACTGAGGAGGTCGAAGACCCAACCGAAGAAACTGAGGAAGAATCTGAAAGCGACCCTGAAATACTAACCGAAGGTTATCTTGAAGTTGATGGTGATAAGCTGTCAGTTGATGAGATAAAACTTGGTTATATGAGGCAATCCGATTACACCAAGAAGACGCAAGCTGTTGCCGAACAGCGTAAGCAAGCCGATGAACAAACAGCTACTTACGAATCCACACTTAGCGCCCTCTTGACTGCCGCAGGAGCCGATATTTCACGTTTCACTAACGTAGATTGGGAACGCGCCGCAGTAGAAAACCCAGATCAATATAAGCAAGCGAAGGCTGTATACGAGCAAAGCCAACAGACTTACAACTTTATAAAGTCTCAAGCTGACGCACACCAACAGCGGTCTGACCAACAGCAACAGACTGAATTAGCTGAGAAAGCAAAAGAAAGTTTGACTGTACTCAAATCTACGATACCTAACTGGAACAATGACCTTTATTACTCTATTGGTGAGTACGCAAAAGAGACATTGGGTGTAGGCACTAAAGAGTTTAATGATGTGCATGACCACCGCCTAGTTACGGCACTGTACAAAGCTATGCAATTTGATCGGGCTAAGAAAGAGACGCAAAAGAAAGTAAAAGCGACTCCCAAGAAAACTTTGTCGGGCAAGAAAGCAGAACCCAAAGATTTAGGCAAGAAAGACAACTATCGCAAAGCGCGTGATCGTCTGAAAAAGTCTGGTTCAATGGATGATGCCGTTCAAGCCCTCTTATCTCGAACTTAATTTTAAGGAATTTTTAAAATGGCTAACGTAACTGGTACTTACAAATCCTACGATCAGGTAGGTAAAAAGGAAGACATCGAAGACATCATCTACGACATCTCTCCTACTTTAACCCCATTCACTTCGTCAATCGGCACTAGCACAGCTTCCGCTGTTTTACATCAGTGGCAAGAAGATGAACTAGCCGCCGTAGGCACTAATGCAGTTGCTGAAGGCGCGGACGCAGGCACAGCATCTGCTGACACTACAACTTTGAAATCAGCTTACACGCAGATTTTCTCTAAAGTTGTACAAACTTCAGGCACTGCTGACGTTGTTGAGAAGTATGGTCGTGGTTCAGAACTCCAATACCAAATCGCTAAGAAAGGTAAGGAAATGCGCCGTGACATCGAACACGCCTTTGTTGGTGCGGGTCAAGCAGGCGGGAGCGGTGCTAATGACACGGGTACGGACAACGCGGATAGTTCAACTGTTCGTACTTTGACATCGGCTCAAGACCAAATAGATTCAACAACAACAAGCACTGCGGGTGCTAACCGTACGTTCACTGAAACTTTGCTTTTAGACACTTTGCAGGATGTGTATGAGGCGGGCGGTGATCCAAATCAAATCCAAGTTACTCCATCACACTCGTTGGTTGTGGCAGGATTCGCGGCGGCATCAGGTCGTACTCGCGATATTGAAAGCGGTACAAAACTTGTCAATGCTGTGGATTTATATGTCAGCCCCTTCGGAGAATGTGCAGTAGTTCCTAACAGATTCCTTGATGCGAACTCTTGCTTGGTTCTTGACACTGAATACTGGTCACGAGCAGTTCTACGTCCTATGCAAACTATCGTACTTGCTAAGACAGGTGACAGTGATAAGCGTCAAATGCTTACTGAGCAAACTCTTGTTTGTGAAAACAGTAAGGCTTCAGGTTTGATTGAAGCACTAACTGCTTAGTAGTAATAAAACTGGGTGGCTCTTCGGAGCCATCCTTTTACTTTTTTGTTGAGGTACACGATGTCAGACGAATTAAAAGAAATAGTCCATCACGACCAGAACGAAGACAAACTGGTTATCGCGCACACGCAAGACGTATCAGGCATCCTTGAAAGCAATAAAAGAGCGAGGGAAGAAGCGGAAGGCAGAAAGATGGGCGATATGCAACGTGTAGCAAGTATCCCATCGGTAGTCGCTATGGAGTGGATGAAAGAAGGTATTAACGTCATGGCTCCCAACAAAGAAGACCTCAAACGCATGAAGAAAAAACTCAACTCTCCTGAATACGCTTACTTGCGTACTGGCGGTGGCAGACTATGAGTATTGCAACTTATGACGGTTTAAAAGCCGCAATAGCTAACTGGTTGAACAGAACTGATCTGACAGCCGAAATACCAGAATTTATTGAACTTGCGGAGAGCAGAATACTTCACGAACTACGCACACCATCCAACGAGAAGACAATCTTGTTAAGTGTGAACAGTGAAGGCTATGCCACTCTCCCAAGTGATTTCCTAGAAGCTAAAGATGTCTTCTGGAACTACAACCCCCTAGAGCGTGTGTCGCTATCTCAAATTCACAGCTTTGAAGCCCACTCAGCAGTTCCCACTTGTTTTGCTAGAGAAACATACAGGCTCAAGTTCTTTCCAACTTCAGGCACAACATCTGCTAACGAAGCACGAATGATTTATTACTACGATGTAGGTCGTTTAACTTCTGACACGCAGACCAATGCAATGCTGACAATGGCTCCAGAGGTATATCTGTATGCCTCATTAGCTGAAGCGTCAAACTTCTTAGGCTCAGACGGTAGCCGTTGGGAGACGGGATACCAGAAAGCCGTTGCGCGAATAATTAAACATACGCGAGAGGCAGAGGTTGCAGGCTCAACTCCACAAGTAAACATCGGGTACTGATATGGGCGGGTTCTTTAAGAACAATCCAGAAGACACAGTTGTTGGTTCAACTGACGCTACTGAAGACACAATCAACGAGAACGCGGTTACAGAGACGGACTCTACATCCAGTTTCTACCGTGGCTCTCCTGAGCAGACGACAGTTGATGGGTATGTGGCAGATGCCGCAGGACACGCGGCATCTGCCGCACATTATGCAGAGGACGCGGAAGATTCTAGTACTAGAGCTTCGTACTTCAATTCTCTTGCAAGTCAGCAATTGAATATCGCGCAGTCTGCGGCTAACCAAGCGGAAGAATACAGGGACAGCGCATTACAGCATAAAAACAGCGCAAATATTTCTACTCAAGGTGCTTCTCAACACGCTAACACAGCATCAGGATACGCTAATAATGCGTCACAATTTGCAACTACGGCTAGTGGTCATGCAACTACGGCTAGTGGTCATGCAACTACGGCTAGTGGTCATGCAACTACGGCAGGGCAATATGCAACTACGGCTAGTGACTCCGCATCAAGTATTTTAAATCTTACAGTAGCCACGGGTGCGGCGGGTACAAACGTAATCTATGATGCGGCAACGGGAGTTCTTGCAGTACCTAAAGGTGCAGACGGCAATGTGTATGTAGGGTCTTATGATGAGAACACTGGAAAAGTAAATTTTTTAAATTCTTCAGGTTCTAATTTTTCGACAGGCGATTTACGAGGTGCAGATGGTAATGGTATCACAGGTGGGTCTTATGACTCATCAACAGGTATTGCGACATTTACCTCAGATGATGGATTAGGATTTAGCACATCTGATTTACGAGGTGCAGATGGCACTGTAGATGGTATAGACATAGCGGCTAGAGACGGTGTCCTTACAACTACTACAACAACAGCTAACAATGCCTTACCTAAAACAGGTGGAGCAGTAACAGGTAACATAACTGGCTTTATAGACATACGTAATTTTTACTACAGTTTACAGCATCAGATGGGTTCGACACAGAGTTTAACTACGTCTTTTACTACTATTGGGGGTGTAAGTGAGTACACCCATAGTGGTCTTGGGACTAAAACAATAGATATATCTTTAGACATCCTATATTACAATGTTAGCTACACAAACGATGCTGAGATGCGCTTTGTTGTTACAGCCCCTGACCCCTCAACAGAAAGTGTAGTCAACTTGGGATATGTTGTTGCTAACGGAAATGTCAGTGGATATCAAACTAATGTTGAAGTTTCAGGAGATTACACTAAGTACTTTTCAAAATACATGGGTTTAGCTAAAAACACAGGCGGTTCAAACTCTCTAGGTGTCATATACAAGTATTATTATGACGGGGCTAACGATAGAACTGTTATTCAAATGAACACTCAGAATAACCCACCTAGTGTAGGGTCTCCTATATATTTACATCCTTTTGATTGGGAGTCTACTGGAACAGATGTTATAAGCCCTCTTTATCAGGTAGATTTCACCACAGACTCTACTGTAGTAACACGTAGGGATTACAATGAACATTTAGGATATTTTACCTCTTCTGTTGCAGTCAAAACACAAATGAAAGAAACCTCCTCATCTGAAAATGTAGTAATAAACGAAGTGCGTGGAAAAATAACTAAGGTGGGGAATTAAAATGCAAGTAGGTTATTTAATAAAAAGAGAAGACAACACTACGGAACAAGTCATACACAGTAGCCATTCTTCACGAGAAGAAGCACACACAGCCGCTGTGGCGTTGGCTGATAGTTTAGTAGGCAACGATAATATTCTACAGGTAGAAAGAGGTTACGCTGTTAGTGAGACTGCTTATTTAGCTAGAGTAGTTTACAACATACCACCAACTGACGAACAAAGAAACCCATCTTAATCGGAGAAAAACTTTGTCACAAGAATATGAAATACGAACAGAAGAGAACGCTTTATATGCAACTTTTTCTACTGACGAATACTATGCGGAAGTTCCTATCTTGGAAACTGACTCAGAAGAGACAATACAAAGTAAAATAGGTAAAGCAAAACGCGCTTTTGAATTTGAAAAACCAAACACTGCGTGATTTATGAGAACTGCGTTAGTTATTATCTTACTTGTTTTTTCTACAAATGCTTTATGTGTGAGCGACAACACCCAAGAAGGGAGCCTAAACAGTAGCGCCGTAAATTCAACCGTTAGTAGTAACAATGTAAATTCGGATGAGTCAGTCAGCAACACATACAACGGTGCAGGATCAGCAAGCGAGATACCTGTAGGTAGCGCCATAAGTCCTAGTTACATGAGTAACGGGGTGGACACGTGTTTAAAAGGCACAGGGGGTTCATTACAGACGGTAGGGGTTGGATTTAGCAGTGGCGGGTATAACATTGACCCTGAGTGTAACAGGCGCAGAGACGCAAAGGTTCTTTCCGATCTAGGTATGAAGGTAGCCGCGATAGCAAGAATGTGTCAGTCAGAAGATGTTTGGCTAAGTATGTTTACATCTGGAACACCCTGTCCTATCCAACAGCAAGGTAGACTAGTTGTAGGTAAACGAGCGTTTCTTGTTATGAAGATGAATCCAGAATTACACATCCCATCTTATGGTCGTGTTGGACGAAAATATACCGACAACCAAAAATGGTTTAACTCAATACTTGGAATAGGTGTCGAAACCGATGAAGAACAAACTGACGATAGCGAGTCTATTAGCGATAAGTTCCGTAGTTCACTCAAATCAACTTGATGACTTGATTGATGCGTCATCTGCGATTGTAGACCAGATCGACAGAGGCATTATGTTGGTAGGAGCCGCAACCGAGTATTCACACCACGGGGATGCTTTATCCGATGGCACACTATCTGTTTCAGCGCACATCAACACCGCACAGCTTGAAGCCTACAACAGCGCACTTATGGGGATGCAACAATATATGCCCTATGGCTCAGTAGCCGATGTATTGGAAAACGAGGCTCTTGAACAGCTAGAACTTATGGACAACGCTATAGAAACTTTCACCGAAGTTACGGTGGACATGATTACTGTAGTTCAAGTTGCTGAGATTAGTGAGCAAGCGGTCACTCCAGATGATAAAGCTGAAGTGCAGATGTTTGTTTCTGACAATTCTGAGACACTTCAGATTTCACAAGAAGATGTTGAAACATACAATCAAAGTGTCGATGATATTGAAACTCACGCCAACACCGCATCTGCTTACATCGCTGTAGCCGCAAACGCTGAAGCTGTAGAGTTCTTACAAACAGGCGCTGAAAACAATAATGCAGATGCCGCTGAAGCCACCCTGTCTTATGACGCTAATATGCAGTGGGTTCGTATGGGGTGGGCTAACACTAGTAATGGGACTGCTGTAATGCTAAATGGCGGCAACTTTGGGATGTCAAATTTATATGCCTCAGAGCCTGACATCTTAGTAGCAGGCACTGAATCAGAGTTTTATCAGACAAGCCCTGTAGCTTTAGGTTATGAGTGCTTTATGAATCAAACGGACTGTGAAATATGAGTTTAGAAGATACTGAACTGAAAATTGGAAACACTTCATTTAAGGGTGTGTATATCGCAATTCTGTTCAGCCTAGCCACTACGCTAGGTGGGGGAGTCTGGACTGCATCCAGTTTATACTCAAGATTGGAAGCCGTTGAGTCTATATCCGTTCCCGACATTGTTCCGTTAGAAGAAAAGGTATTGCTGATTGAGCAAGAACTAAAAGCCAACGATGTCTCACAGCTTCAAGGCAAACTAGCCACATTAGGCACTAACCTTGTCACTATATCGACACAGCAAGACAAGCTATTACTTATAAACGATAGCGTTTCTGAATTAAAACAAAATGTTATTGAGATGCAGACAACAGTGCAGAAAGCAGAGATGGTGACTAAAGAGGTAGAAGGATTCCAGAAACAGGTGGACGTTATAAAGCGTGACGTTCAAGACCTGTGGGACGGCATGGACTACCTTAGTAACCCGCTGAATTAGAGGATTTTTGGAGATATATTCAACTTGAGGTAGAATATGCCCTAAAGGGGTGTATATTATTGACTCTACACGGATAGGTCAGTCAGGTGAATATCTAGCTTCCGCAGTGCTACAACGCCACTTCGTGGCGATAGCTTACCCCAACATTCCAACCGCATACGACCTCACAGTTCAAACCAAGTCTGGCGACTTTCTTAAATGCCAAGTTAAAACATCAGACACATTAGAAACTGTGAACGGTAGTAACTACTGGCGTTTCCATACCAGTAGGCAAAAGGGTCATTACACAACAAGCGATGTCGATTTCTTTGCTTTTGTGGTTTTACCACAACGCCTTTGTTTCTTTGAGTTGGCTGAAGATATATGCGGAAAACTTAATCACAGAATACCTGAGTCAAAAGCGACACTAGAAAACGAAAAAGACAACATAAATAACGTGTTAGGGCGATGGATAGTAGATGAGTAAATTCACATACAAATATTTCAAAGTAAGCGATTTTGACTGTCAGGAAACAGGTGAGAATCGCATGGAAGAAGAGTTTATTAAGAGACTGGATTTACTGCGTGGAGCCTGTGGTTTTCCTTTTATTGTAACCAGTGGATACCGCGACCCCTCACACAGCGTGGAGCGAAACAAGAAAAATGGCGGTGGGATGCACACAAAAGGTGTAGCCGCTGACATCCGTATTTCAAACGGAAAACAACGATACGACATTATCAAAAACGCGATGGCAATGGGGTTTACAGGTATTGGCATCGCTAAAACCTTTGTTCATGTAGACACCAGAGAAGACACGCCAGTGGTATGGACTTACTAACGGATAAAACGAAAATGACCGAAGAAGCAAAACAAACTGTTGATGTTTTGGCGGCAAGCACTGGGTTCTTCTCACTGGTTGCGTGGCTACCGCCCGTGGCATCTCTTCTTACAATTGTGTGGCTCGGCATTAGGATTTACGAGAGTGACACAGTGCAAGGGTTGCTAAATAAAAAATGAATATTTTAGGTGGCATGATAGGCGCAGTGGCTGATCTCGGTAAAAGTTATTTAGGTAACAAAGCCGCAGAGAAACAGGCTAAACATAAAGCCAAAATCACCATGATTGAGAACGATGCCGACTGGGAATCTAAGATGGCTGAGGCTTCTAATTCGTCATTTAAGGATGAATTTTTCGTAATTGTTTTAAGTTTTCCATTGTTTTTTATCGGCTATGCAGTAGGCGTAGATGACCCCGCAATAATAGACAGGGTAAAAGAAGGTTTCAACGCACTTAGCCAATTGCCTGAGTGGTATCAATACTTATTATTTATTGCTGTCAGTTCTAGCTTTGGTATCAAAGGTGCTGACAAAATTATGAACTTGAGGAAGAAATAAGATGGGATTAGAAACAGCTACTTACATTAGTGATTTTAATGTCAATAACCCTACGCGAAACGACCCCGTAGGTGAGGGTGATAATCACATAAAAATGATTAAATACGCTTTGAAAACTACATTTCCAAGCATAACGGGCGCAGTCACGGGAACACACACCGCTATAAACAGTGCGGTTACGGCGGCTAACGCGGCAACAAACGCAAACACCGCAAGCACGATAGTTAAAAGAGACGCATCAGGTAACTTTATCGCAGGAACAATTACAGCGGCGCTCACAGGTGACGTAATTGGCGCTGTAACTGGCAATATCACGGGTGACGTAACTGGCAATGTCACGGGTAATCTTACAGGTGATGTCACGGGTGATCTTACAGGTGATGTCACGGGGGATGTAAGTGGCGATGCGGGGACAGTTAATGGGAAAACGGTGGAAAAAAGTGTTCCTTCTAACGCCATTTTTACAGACACTAACACGTTTAGAGCGATTAGTAGTACCCCTACAGATG